AACATGCTCGGTGCTTTTGAGAGCAACACCCGGAGCCTGACCGGCTACGCTGGAACCAAGACCACCGATGGCACCCAGAGCAATGTTCTGGCCGACCTGATCAGCAATGTCCTGATTGGGGTCGATCTGGTCTTTGATGGCCTTGTTTTGGGCAAGCTGTGCCGAGCCTTCTTGGAAGCCCTCTTCCAAAGTCTCTGCACCAATTTCACCAAGAGCGTGCTTCCAGTTATGAGGCTTCAAAGGAGCCGACTCAAACTCGGTATTGAAGATCTTCTTCGCACCGGGAATGAACATCGTGGCAGCCGTGACGCCACCTTGGATGGCAGTAGCTTCCAGAGCAGTCTTATTGGCCATCTCATATTTCTGATTTTCAGTCAGATCCGTGCGATTTGCCAGCTTGGTATAAGCAGCTTCAGCAGTTTGCTGATAAGCCCCACCAGCTTCCATGCCGGTGACAGCAATTGGCATTTCAAGCTTACCGGCGGCATCAAAAGCTTTTGCTGCCAGTGTGCTGTCTACACTGACTAAACCCCGTGAAACACCTTGTTTAAGAATACCGGAACCAATGGCTCTGAGACCGCTGGTGAGAATAGCACTGCCACCCAGTGAACCGCCAGCATTGGCAATAGTATCACCAATCATGGCAGTATTGCCTTTTAAGGAAGTAAAGCTTGAGACAAAACCTTGTATAGTTTGAGCAGTTTTTGCTGCAACATAACCATATTTAGCTTCGTTAGCCTTAGCCTCTAAAGCAAGATCTTGCTCTCGCAAATCTTGTTCGGTTTGAAATACCTTACGAGAAGCATTCAACTCATCAGATTGTAGTCCTTGAGTTGCACGAGTAAAATCTCCAAGTGCCGTTGAGACTTGCACACCTGTTTTATCAAAAGCAGTTCCAGTTTTATTCCATCCGACTTGATGAGCAGCATAACCCGCCCCCCCTGCAATCATGCCCATAACACCGCCAAGAAGTTGCACAGGGGACGACAACACAGTGTTTACTGTATCGCCTGCAATCTGGGCACCAGAACGACGAGCTTGAATGGCGGTGTTGTGTTCAGTCTGACCGGCAGCCAAAGCAGCACTGTATTCAGCACCAATTTGATTGCCATATTTTTGGCGGAAACCGTCAGGGTCCATTTGGATAAAATCACGCTCAACAGGTGTGGCGCTTTCAACACCAGAACCTGTGAGCAACATTTGGGCGATACGGTTTCCATCAATAGGACCGGCAGCCGGGCCTAAGGAACCTTTGTCAGCGACCTCACCCATCTTGCGATAACCATCAATCGCAAGATTGGTAATTTTATTGAAAGAAGCCCGAGCCACCTCCTGAGGGATGGTTGGCGTACCCGAAGCATTATTATCTGCTTGTTGGCCAAGCTTAGCATAACCATCAATGATACGTTGATAATCGGTTGGCATGATAATCCCCATACGGTGTTGCGGATGTCATATCAGCACACCCGGTTTGGGGCAAACAGGAAAGCCCCCACTTCTTACAGTGGGGGCTTTCCTTTTAACATCACATTTTCAAGTTATTTTACAATAGCAGGAAAACCGTAAAGTTTCCTTAGTCGCTGAGCCTCAGCAGAATTGTTTGGCTCTTTCGCCGGCTCAGTATTTTCAGGATTACCCTTCCAATTCTCAGAAGTAAATTTGGTCTGATCAATGTGAGAGCGTTTTGCCTCATCTAACTGACGTTGTAGCATGTTAGCCTTTTCAGCAGCAATTGCAGCAGCTCCTGCCAAAGCAGGTTGTGTCGTAGATGCTAGTCTTTGCAGTCGAACAGCTTCAGCCTGAGCAGCATATACATCTGACTGGCGTTTATTGATGTCAGTTAAAGCCCAGCTCATATCGGCAGCTCTGGCAGCTTCTTCGGGCAAGCCACCTTTACGAAATCTTTCAATTTCACTATTCAACCCATCCCTGTTAAGCCGATCACCGGCTTTATTAACTCTCACAGAATTACCAGAACTTCCTGTGCCAGTTAACATATCAAGGGCGCTTGACCACTTATTAAGAGTCCCTCTTCGACTATCTGTGGAAAATGCGAAACTGAGCGGATTGGGGATAAAGTTATCGGCAGCGTTAGACGCTCCCGTATTTTCAGAAATATGTCTTTTAAAGAGAACACCTGCCATCGCGGGTGTGATCGTGGGTTTGCCATCTACCATAGAGCGTTTCACAATATCTTGAATATTTTCCCTAATAAATACGGGGCTGATATTTGCAAAACGACCCCCAGAAGCACGAATACCATCTGCCACATCAAGAGGGTTCATATCTGGACCCTGAGCGGCAGCAAGCATCTCATCAGCATTTACTTTACCATACCGATCTTGGGCATTTCTCATAGCAAGCCCAGCATTCAGTGCAGGAGTAGATCCACCACCAGTTTTGTAGCCAAGAACGGCATCAGTGACTGTGCGGGCACCTTCATCATATCGACGGCCCAACCAAGCACGTTGAGCTGCTTGGTATTCAGCCGGGTTATTGAACTTCTGCCAAGAACCATCCGTATTCTTCATGTTACCGAAATTATTTGGGGCAGATGGTTTGCCTTCAAGCTGGGTCATATCCAGATTGAGGAATTGGGCTTTCGACAACGAGACATCAGCTTTTGCACCAGCTTTTTTGGCGATCAAGTTGATTTTGTTTGTAACCGAGGCGGGGGCATTATCTGATGCAGGGGACCAACCCATGACACGACCGGTATCTGGTCCACCAATATTTCCACCAGCCCCCATACCGGCACCAGATGCACCAGTACCTTGACCGGCAGCAGCAGCAAGCTGCCCTACATCGCCAGCACTCAAAGCTGCTTGATAAGCAGGGGGCATTTTCTGAAAAAGAGCATACATGCCACGAGCATTAAGGCCTGAACCGTAAATGGCTGCACGAACAGAGTCTGGATTGCTAAGATCGCTACTTGCGATAGCATTACCCATTGCACCCTCGGCGGCGGTATTAACCAAACGATCCTCTTGCTCATTTTTGAAGCGAGTTTGGCTCATACCAAACTCACCTTGAGCACGTTGATCTGCATGACCTGCAAAAGTGTCACGATGGGCGGCATAACCGAGTTCATTGGTCGCGGCTGTAAGATCTACACCAGTCTTTCTGGCATTTTGCAGACCCTTATGGAAATCCATAGCAGTCTTATAACCAAGACCCACCATCAGATCTGGATTAGCTGCATTGAATTTATTAAACTCTTCGGTGGACCCTTTAACGCCTTGACCAATCTTATAGGAAAGATCGTTAGCTTGTGCCAGCAACGGGGCACGCTGATCAGCAAGATCACTTTGACCGGATACTTTGGTGGCATCTTTGAGAGCCAGTTCCTGCCCTGCCTGCTGAAAGAGCTGTCCGGGACGTTGCCCTAACAGGGCAATAGTCTGAGCAGACAGTCGATTGGGATTGGCTCCACCAAGGATTGTGCCACTCTCAAGAGCAGCTTTCAGCTTCGCTGGATCCTGTTCTTGCACAGCAGCTAGAGCAACACGATTATTGAGAGCATCTTTCTGCTCACCATCGATCTTGTCGATCTCATTCCGAGCACCCCCCAATGACGAGTTGATGAGGTTCGAAAATTGGTTGTAGCCTTGCAGACTGGTTCCCAAATCGGGAGCAGCCATGTCACGCCATGTAAGCTGAGCCATTCGACTTCTCCTTAGCGGGTAGCCTTGTGGCTATCGATATACGACTGAGTATCAGCCGCTGACGTGCCCTCGACAGCACCACGAGAACGAGCCTTGTCCTCAAGCGATGTGTTATAGGACTGGATCTGATTTTTGAGATTGGTGTTCAGAACATCCTTCTGGAGGTTGAACTGATCACGGGCAAGCCCAAGGGAACCAAAGGCACCGATGAGACCACCAATAGTCTGGAGACCTTGCAGACCGATACCGAGCTTCTGACCGGTGTTTAAGCTGGAAAATCCAGTGTCTGCACTGGGCAATTTAGGCGTACCAAGCCCTGCCATTGCAGTTGGTGTCAGCATACCATTGGCACCTATACCACCAGAGCCTGTTAAGGATAGTGGTGCAGTTCCAATACCTGCGATGGCAGAAGAAGTTCCGGCTGGGGTAAATATACCTCCAGTGTTCCAACCTGAGTTGCCAATGTCAGCCATGCCAATAGGCAAGGAAGCATTGGCAGTTTGCCCAAAAGAATTGATAGCACTATAGGCCATTCGGACCCCCTACAACGGCAGTGTGTTGGTAATGGTGAGATCTACGAGCTTGCTGATAAAAGCCATCTGAAGTTCGATGTTATCAGTTCCCGTCATCGTCGTCCTTGCCAGAAATGCCTCCCGATTCTCGGGTGTGAACGGCACATAGTCTGTCAAGTTCATCGCGTCGAATGAACCCCTATCATAACCAATATTCGCTGCATAGAGGTCGGAGACCTCAGATGCTTTAGACTTAGCGTCTTTCGAAAACTGATCCATCTGCTTATTGATGTCGGCGGCCTCAGCATTGATGTAACCGGCAATCCCATTACCGACTGAACTGGTAAGACTCATGATGTTTGAGATATTGCTCATGCTATGGACCATGCTGGCCATATTGGTCGTGCCATTCAGGATCCCCGGTCCATAGGCAATGGCAATAAAACTAACAATAGCACTAATGATAGCACCAAGCTTATCACCAAAAAGCGCCACCGAGGCTTTCTCAATAATCTTCAGCAAAATAGCAGCAGCGATGAAATTGGCGATAGCGCCCACAATGATAGCAAGTGTGCCTGTTAGACCAACAGCAGCGCCTACAGCAGCATTCGTCCCCAATAAGCCAGAAGCCGGGGGGAAATAGATGCTGATCACAATGATCACAATGATCACAATGATCTGGAAAGCCAGTGTCTGATACCATTTCAGTTTTTTGGTCACATAACAATTGAAGACCACAAAGCAACAGGCTGTGGCCATCTGTGTGGCAGCCACAAGAGGCAGAGCATGATATGTCGGACTGTGAAGAGGCAGGATGAAACCTGACTCGTCCGTATCGTTAATGGCACTCGATAGCCCGATCTCAACGAACTTTCCAACATAAATATAATTGCGATGCACCATGCCCCGAATGTGAAGCTTTTTCCAAGTGTTCGCTGTGACCTGATAGTTAAGAGTCACATCATCAACTAACAAGGTTTGAGCCATACGGCCCAGTGTGTAGGTATTACCTACCGCTGTGGTAAACCACAGCTCACCTTTTTTGTGAGTGCTGTCGATAACCCCCGTGCCAAACTCTTCAGTTATTGTCTGCCAAGAGATTCTGATGTCATAGTTCAAATTTTCGGTCCCAGTGCCATCAGCAGAGATCCGAACCTCATTTGTAGGCACACTCGCCCCACGGCCACGATAGGGTTCTGGTGTGCCATATTTTGGGCTAAGGGGATTGGACTGAGCATCTTTCCAAGATTGCCAGTTCAACTGGACAGCTTGGAACGAACTGTTGGAAGAAACCCAATCCTCAAAATCAGTTGAGTTATAGAGCTGACCATCCATGAGATTTTTGAAATACAAATAAAGGTATTTCCGGCAAGCCTGTTCTTTCACATTGGCGGAGACACCAAACACCACATAGGTATAGTCGATGTCCGAGAGGTGCTCATTATCAGCAATTTTCTCGATAAACTTATTATATTTTTGCCCAGTAGCTTTGTTATAAGCCCTCTTTACATGAGCATAAGCATCAGGAAAATGCTCAGCATCCACAAAAGTGTTATCTAGGCGGGCTGGAATGAACGGATAATACTGATCCGTAGAAGTCGTTTTTGTGATGGCAGCATCAAGCTCTGGATAGCCAGAACCAACCCGATAAATGAACATCTTTGGCCCGATAAACGAGGTAATCGTCACATCTTGGGTATCGATCCTATAGGACCGATCAAAGACCAGCGTATCAGTGACAGTGGTGACGGTAGTCGTCTTTGTGACACCACCAGAGATCACCACACTCGATGTCGAGCTTGTGGTCACAGGCACCACATGGGCTGATTGGTCTTGGTTCATGATGCTTCGCAGCGACCATGTGCGATTGGTCGTATGATCCTGTCCCTGATAATCATCCTTCGACCAGACGTTATGGGTTTCATCCCAAGGCGTTGCTGTGCTCGAAGAGGTCACATTATGATCAGGGGTTCGACCATCCGAATAGGTGCTGTCCGTCGTAACGACAGTGCTTAGTGATGTGCTGCGGCCTACGGTCGAAGCCGACACAAGGGCGTAAGCCGAGGTGTCAGGGAAGGAACCTGAACCAAGGGAAACCGTGGTTCCAGACACGACAGGACCAGCGGTGCCGGGAGCACTAATGCTATACGTGGCATATATATAATCCTGCTTACGATCATAATCGACCGGCATGAACCTATGGACAGTGGTATCTTCCAACGTCACCACGATCTCACCTGTGGCATCATCGTGGTCACTGGTCCAAGCCGTCGTGGCTTCCAGATCAGGATAGTGCTCCAGCATCCATTGGGTAGCGAACTGGGACACATCTGCCCCATCCACAAGCACATCCTGAAGGGTCAAAGTGGAACCAACGGGATGGGTGATGGCAGCCGTCAGGGCTGTGCCATCAACATCGAACGAGCTGAAGGAGCCTCCTTTAGGCATACCGATATAGCTATAATTGGTATCAGCCCATCGGAAGAAATTCCGAAGCTTAATTCCTGGACCTTTGGCATATCCAGAACGAAGTGTTTCCGAGACATCGAAATTCGTATCGGTCAGGATGTTTCCCTGAACAAGGCTCTTTAGATAATTCGGGCGTTTGTTCTCGTCTCCAGCGAGATTATAAACCACGCTGGAGACATAGATCTTCGTTGAGGAAAACAGTCCCATAAAGCTTAGCCGATCCCATTGGCAGTCTTGATGGTGCCCAAAATTGCCTGCAACGACGTGTTGGCAAAATTGTCAGGAGGCAGCAGACCTTCGTCGATGGTTTTCATCGTGATCCAAGCATCCGTAAACAGCTTGGCAGCCTTCACCTCAGCGTCACGCTGATAGGAGGTGATCTGTTGGGCATACAGAAGCTTCTGCTTCCCAAGTAGGCCTGCCACAGGCGTTCCATCCAGAAGCGTGTCACGAGTCTGGGCACGCTGAGCAGCAGCCTGTTCAGTGGTCATGGCCAACTGTGCAGGCAGCAAATAGGTGAGTTGATACACGCCGGTATCGATCTGGGTCTGTGCCTGAAGAAGAGCCTTTTCGAGCTGGCTCTTTTGAAGTGGCAGGATGTAATCCAGATTGTATTTGGCCGTGCAATAGGCTTCGCTCTCAGTGGCCAGCTTGAGCTTGGTGAGAGCAAATTCGCTCTTGGCCGTGAGGGCTTGGAACTTGGATTGAGCGAGCTGCATTTTGACAGCTTCAAGCTGCATCCGTGCCGACATGGCATTGATCTGGGCGGTGACGGCAGTCCAGTATGACTGGTCCCGTTGGATCAGAAACTGCACCGAGTTCTGCAAAGCACCATCCACCAAAGCGATATACGCCTTGGTATATTCAGCACCTGTGATCCGGTTCTTGTCGTATTCCTCTTTGAGGTGGGCTTTCATACCCCGCATCATGAGATCGAAAACGCCAGAACCATCAATGTCCCCAGACGTGATGTCAGACGGAGTGAGTTTGATAACCCCCGTTTTGATCGCTGCCATAATATCGGCAGGGATCTGGAAGAGGGTATCATCAAAATTCAACTCGGGAAGCGTCACATCTTCACCAGCCAACAGACTGGTAAGGAGGGAATTTGCTTCAGTTTCTGCACCACAAGACATTGATGGTTCCTTTGTTTCAAAGCTTACAGAAGCGAACTGTCATCGTTTTCGATAGAACCAGCAGCGGCCTGTGTAGCAGCCAGTTTTGCCAGTTCGTTTTTGGTCAACGGATCCAGAATGTCGATGGCGAATTCCTTCGCCCAACGCTTCTTGACTGTGACCTGTTTGGTCGTCCGATCCTTGACAGTCGTGAGCTGAAGGAAACGGCGACCGGCCAGTTCCTTATAGATCACATAGGGCAAATGCCAGCCATCATCGGTATTCTCACCATAAGGCACGAACTTCTTAACGGTGCCTAGATAGCGGTTCGCAACGGTGATCACCTCACCATTGAGATCCTTCTTTTTCGGGTCAAGGTTCTGGATACGAACCCGAACCAGTCGCATCTGCTCATTGTAGAGCTGCTGGCGAAGCGTCAACGGCTTCTCAACGGCTTGGCCACCTTTGCTGTTGCCAACACCTAAATCGACGACATCATCGACGATGGGAGCAATCGGCTTCATGGGTTCGCTGTGACGGAGGCCTTCCAGCTCCTTGGTTCCAGCCTGCTCGCCTTCGAGGGCAGGCTCTTCTTCGATGCCTTCATCGAAATCACCCAGAGGAGGCTCTTCAATTTCTTCACCCAAAGGGTTAGGTTGGAGGATACCCCCAATACCTGCCACGTTGGGGGTGGGCTTCTGAACAGGCAGATCTCCGCCGCTATCCAGTTCAGCCATCTTGGTGGTCACACGCTCCTTGAGCGTTTCGAGGCCGATGTTATTCGAAAATTCAACACCCAGCAAGCGTGCCCGAGTCTTGAGAAGTTCCAGTTCCGAAGAAGGGCCGCTGCCCTGATCGTTATCACTCATGAGAAATTACCTCTGGATTGACTGTTTGGGGGATCCAAACTTGGTCATAGGAAAGGGGGCAGAAGTTCGCTTCTGCCCCCCAACTTAGGCTTATGCCACTGGTCTTAGACCGGGGCAACCGTCTTAATGATCCCGATACGCTCAGGACGCTTGATCAGGATACCGTAGTACCACTTGATCGAGCTGAAGCCGGTCTCGCCATACGGATCGTTACGATCCGCAGTTTCCATGCCAGGCATCTTGGTCATGATCGAGAACTTCAGCGTCTTACCATCAGTCTGGAAACCGATGGTGGTGAAGCTGTCGTCGCCAATGCACAGCATGGGATAGACGTTGTAGCGATCCGTGCCCGAACTAGCATCCGAACGGTAGCCCGGATTCGTACCAACAGCACGACCAGCACCGGTCCAGTGCAGCATCTCAGGAACCTGCACGATGCGGAACTTGTCGATGGAACCGATCTCACCAGTCAACAGCGTACCAGCATCCGAGTAATGCTGGACGGCGATGAACGCAGCGTTGTTGAACGGATCCTTCATACGCTTCAGCACCGGAGCGATCTCGTTGCCCACATAGAGCACACGGGTCGCACCAACCACCTGCGTATCAATCATACGGCTGCCCGTGATGATCGTAGTTGCAGTCGGCGTGCGGTTGTCGGTCAGGATCTGATCGAGACGCATGAGATCGTCATAATCGACGATGCTCGGGGGGGCCAGACCAACGGTTTCACCGGAGATTTCAGCAGGCGAAGTAGCAGCACCAGCATAGACAATGACGCCGGGGGCAGCGAGCAGGTCCATCTGAAGAGCAGCTTCGGTAAGCTGAACGGCACCGTTCATCAGTCCGAGTCGAAGTCGAGGCTTTCCTGCGTGAATTCGGTGAAAAAGCCGAACTTGTGCAGGGTGCCTTCACGTTCGATACGGGTGAAGCCAACGCGGTTCACGCGGCCACCGTTCTCGGTCAGGGCAGGCAGCTTGCCGGCGATGGTGCCAACGTCACGGCTCGAACCATAGAGGTTGCCATTGACGATGGTAACGCCATTGGCGTCGATGCCCTGATCGTTGACGTTGCGGTCATCGAGCAGCGGGATGTATTGATAGACGCGGATCGTCTTGCCGAAGTTCTTCGGCATACCGATCACGGAAGCGAGCTGCATGAAATACTGATCCTTGCGGGCGGTGATGATCGCCTTCTTGAGCCAGTACCACGCATTCATCTGCGTCGAATTCGAGTGAGCGTCGATGGTGGATTTTGCACCGTCGAGAGGGGCGTTATAGTTCAACATTGCGGCAGATCCTTATACCCGGCCTTCCATTTGGGCCAAAAAGTCTTCATCCTTCATCGCCAACGGAT